CGACAAGATTCGCTAGATTCATTTGAGCGTTGCGATACAGACGGGTTTCTATCTCAATGGGCTTCAGATTGCTCAGCAAGATTATTGTTAGAAGAAGCAGATTTAGCCGAGAATAATTATCTTTGGAGTTTTACAACCCTAGGTGATAAAGAAGGCAAGTTAGTTCCAAACAAAAAAATTGCTACAAAGTTTGGATACGCTTATGCGGTCTTTGCTTCGTTCGCAGATTTGGCGGTTAGAGATGCTCAAATCATTGAATGGGTCGGGACAGGCGATAAGGCAATAGCCAAGAAGGGCTACACTAAAATTATTGTGGAAGCCAAGGGCAAGGTTGTCTTAGGAAAAGGTTTGAATCCAAGCGCCTTTATAGTTCCAGCAGTTCCATTCTTTACAACCGAAAACAGCACAATCGTAAAATAATCAATACGCTATACTAAACTCAATGTGCGCTTAGTCGCCTGAGTTTTTCGTCTCTTCCGTGTCCGAGTGACCTGACGGTCACTCGGGTTTTCTATGTGCCGTCACGGAGGAGGTTTGAATGGCTCGTTATCGAGTCTTACAGGGTATTGATTACCCACCTAACAAACGCGCCGAGGCTGGAAAGATTGTTGAAGATTTACCAGCAACCTCGGTCAAGTGGCTTTTGGAATCAGGCATTATCGAAGATGCCGACAAGCCAGCAACAAAAATCGAAGAGCCTGTAAAAGAAGAACCTAAAGTCGAGCCAGTAGTCGAGAAGGTTGAAGAACCTATCGCTGAAGATGGTTTTGATGCTGACGCCACAGATATTGATGGCGATGGTTTTATCCAAGACGGCACCCCACACCAACGCCCAGTTGAGGAGAAATAATGCCAACATTTCGCCATGGTAAAAATGTCAATGTCTATCTTGATGAGTTTGATTTTTCTACCTACTTTAATAATGTCAGCGCATCAACAAGTATTGATACCGCTGAGACAAGCGCTTTCGGAACGAGTGCCAAGACTTATGTAGTCGGTCACCGCGATGGAACCGTATCCCTTGGGGGTATGTTCGAAGGAACAGCCTCAACAGGTACAGATGAATTTTTTGATACCGCTCTTGGTAACGCAACCAAGACTCAAGTGATTGTTGCTCCTGAAGGTCATAGCAATGGTACTGGAGCAATCTTACTAATAGCCGACGATACATCTTACGAGGTCTCAGGTGCCATCGCAGATATTGTCCAAGCAAGCGCAGAATTCCAATCAACAGATGCCGTTGAACACGGGAAGATTCTTTCTTCGGGTTCAACTGTAACCGCGACTGGAAATGGAACAAGCGTAGACAACGGAGCCTCAACCCTTAATGGTGGAGCGGGTTTCTTGTCAGTTCCAGTAAATACACGCAATGGAAATATCACAGTAAAAATCCAACACTCAGCAGATAATTCAACTTTTGCTGACTTGGTTACTTTTACCGTGGTTACAAGCACAACCACAACTTCAGAAAGAATTGAAGTTGCGGCTGGCACAACAGTTAATAGATACCTACGAGTTAATTACACAGTCGCAGGTTCAACAGGCTCGGCTACCCCTGTGGTGGCTTTTACTAGGAGGTAAAACAAACAATGCCTACATTTCGTCATGGTAAATCCACCGTATTCAAAGTAGATAATTCAGGTGGCACTCTTACCGATATTAGCAACACCCTTACCGATGTGTCATTCCCACAGTCAGTAGACACAGCAGAAACTTCCACTTTCGGAAGTTCCGCAAAATCTTATGTAGTTGGTCTGACAGATTCAACACTTTCTATCTCAGGAAACTTTGATGCGACAGTTGATGCTCACTTGGCTGGAGTTCTAGGTCAAGCGGCTTCTCTCTCATTCGAGTACGGTCCTGAAGGTTCAACATCACCAAATGTTAAGTACACAGGTGAATGTATTTTGACTTCTTATGAGAAGAGTGGCGCCATTGGAGATGTCGTTTCTTACTCAGCAGAATTCCAAGTAACAGGTGCCATTACACGCGGTACCTACGCATAACAAATAGATTCAAAAAAACTTAATAAATTATCGTGACCAATCAATCTAGTGTCCCAAGGAGAATAAAATGACAGATTTACGCGGAAAGATATTTGAAGCCGATGATATTACGAAAGAGTTACTTGAAGTTCCCGAATGGAAAGTAACTGTCGAGATTCGTTCAATGACAGCGGCACAACGAGCAACACTTACTGAAGGGGCAACCTCGGCAGATAAAGTGGATGTTTCTAATATGTACGCAAAGACTGTTATCGCAACCGTGTTTGACCCTGAAACGGGTCTACCAGTCTTTACAGAAAAAGACCGTGAAGCCATCCTTTCAAAGAATGGCGCAGTCATTGAGCGTTTGGCAACAAAGGCTCTTGGCAGTTCAGGTCTTGGAGATAAGGCGGTAGACGAGTCACAGGCGCGATTTCCTAAAGAATCCTGAGAGACGGTTTCTTTTCGAACTAGCAGAAAAGTTAGGTCGGACGGTGGGTGAACTTCTTTACGGAAGCACAGCCCACCGCCCACTTAGCAGTATGGAATTAACTGAGTGGAACGCGCTCTATCTTCTCAAAGAAAAAGAACGCGAGAAAGCCGAGAGAAGAGCAAAGGCGAGGAGATAAATGGCTGAATCACCGACCATGGAAGTCCGCGCTCGGTTATCGGCGGACTCAGCCCAGTTTACTCAAGGCATGGATAGAGCCGTTAAATCGGCTAATGAGTTCCAACAGGCTTCATCAAAATTACAAAGTTCAATGACAGCCATCGGCGTTGCCTCGGGCGCGGCGGTGGCTGGAATTATTGCTTTCGGAATGAAGTCTTTCAAAGCGGCGGCGGAAGTTGAGCGCTTAGATTTAGCACTTGAGGCAGTCGGAGCATCAAGCGGAAAAGGTTATGAGGCTCTTAAAACCGCATCTGATTCAATGCGAACAGTCGGCATCCAAGCGGCTCAGGCTCAAAAGACCACACTTAAGTTTGCTCAATCAAATATAGATTTATCCAAGTCCGCTGATATTGCTAGGGTCGCTCAAGATTTATCAGTAGCATCTTCAATGAGTGGTGAAGAAGCACTTAGTTCTTTAACCATGGCTATAACAACTGGTAACACAAGAATTCTTCGTCAAGTAGGTATAACAACAGACGCCAGTACAGCCTATGGACGCTATGCCAGTTCAATCGGAAAAGCGGCTAAAGATTTGACTATGGGCGAACGCCGACAGGCGGTTATGAATCTTGTTCTCAAAGAAGGAAGCAAAGCGGCGGGTGCTTTTGCTTTGTCTTTACAATCACCAGCAAAATTAGTTGAGGAATTCAGCCAATTAAATAAAGAATTACAAGTAACTATGGGCGGTGCCTTACTTAAAGGCTTTGGTCCCATGATTAAATCTACATACGGATTTCAAGCGGCAATCGTTAGAGCGGTTGGTTCGGGCGGAAAATTAGAAAAAATAGTAGAGGCTTTACAAAAAGTATTAGTTAAACTCACAACTCCTATTTCAATGGCTTTTGATAAATTAACAGAATTTATTGATGGCATGGATTTGACTGGCACTAAAGTCACAGACCTTGCTGGCAAGTTTGAAATGCTTCTTCCTGTTGTGGCAGGTTTAGGAACAGCCTTTGCGACTATGGCTGGTAAAAATATCTTTGGAAGTATTCCTATTTTTGGCAATCTTCTTAAAATGCTTAACCCAATCGCGGTTGGTTTTGTGGCTATGGCTATGACATCTACCCAAGTTCAATCAGCAATGGGTCGCTTGTTTTCAGCCCTACAACCTTTATTAAGTGTAGGTAAAAATGTTGCTGATGTATTTGGCAAAGTAATGGCTGGAGCGGTCATGGTCTTTGCTAAAGCAATTAACGGAGTTGCTTTTGTCATTGAAAAAGTTACTGGTTTTTTACGCAACAATAAGGTTGCTTTTCAAATTTTAGTTGGTGTTTTAGCGGCCGTTACTGCTGGTCTAATTGCTTACAAAATTCAAACGGCTCTTGCGGGTACAGCAACAAATATGAAGAAAAAAGCGGTAGACCTATTAAACAGGGCTTTAGTAATTTTGAGAACTACTACCTTTTTATATGTCGCCGCTATCGCGGCTCTTATCGCGGCTTTTGTCATGGCATGGCAAAACAGCGAAACCTTCCGCAATGTAGTTACTCAAGCCTTCAACACAGTTGCTCAAACAGTTGGCTCTGCTTTATCTTGGATTTTAACTGGACTTGGTAATCTTCTTATTGCTTTTGGTACAGCCATATCTCCAACTACTTCTTTTGGTCAGACCATGATTCAAGTGTTTCAGTTTATTTATACAACAACCTTGACAGTTGTTATTGGCGTAGTCAAAGCCTTGATGATGTTCCTCAAAGCCTTGAGATATGTAACTAGCGGACAGACAGCCTTTGGCAAGGTAGTTCGAGCAGTTCTAAATTTTGTGTTCAAAGCCTTCGCAGTAGTAGTCGGTGGCATCCTTAAGTTCATCGGCTTCTTCCTAGAGGGTCTAGGTATGTTGCTTGATACTCATGGACTTGTCGGCAAGATTATCGGCGGAATTCTTGATTTCCTATGGAAAGCCTTTGCTACCGTAATTGGCGGAATTATTAAGTACATTGGAATGTTTATTGAGTTCCTAGGTAACCTTCTTGATACAAACGCCC